TTTTGCGCGAACAGTTGATGATCTCGACGCCGCCCTGCTTGGCATCGGCGGCCAGTGCGCCCATCTCCTTGCACCAGTCGTGAAAGCGGCCGCCATTGCCTAAGCGCGCGGGATGATCGCCGTGCCAGTGCGTTCGGCCGCCCGAGCGCATCATGTCGAAACCCAACAGCAGGATGCGTTTCGCGCCCCAGAGATACGCCAAGCCGATCGCCTGATATCCGGAGTTGTACCCGGTGTGAATTTGGTCAGGCTTTTTCGAGAGGCCCTTCACTGCGGCCCCAAAAATGTAATTGAGGTGGAATTGATCGCGCGCGCGCACAGCGCACGTCCACATTTCCGCCGGGCCCATCGCGCCAGCGGCTTCAGCGAAATAGTGAATCCACCAGCTCGCATCGCACGCGTATAGGACATCAGCCCACGGCGCGATCCGAAAACTCGTGTTGACGACGATGACTTTTGCGCGACCTCTGACAAAATTTACGTCTTCCGGCGTGAGCGACGGCCCGGACGCGATGCAGACGGCATCGTAATCAGCCCATCGACCTTGGAGTCCGCCGTAATTGGGTTTGGCGACGGCGGCGGGTTTTCCGTCGGCAATTCTTTTCCCTCTTTGATTCGCGGCGCTGTCGTGAGCGCCTGGATGCGATCTGGCCCGAATTTATCCGGCAGAATTTCGACGTTTCCCAGCCTCGCGTACTCCTTGGCCAAGGATGGTTCGCACGTGAAGATGTTCCCGATACGCATCAAGCCGTATTCGCTCTTGAACGCTTTTCGCGCCTTGCACTGCATGCTGATCACCTTTTGAGAAGCCACGGACGGGGTCCGTATTCCCCGCCCGCGGCTTAACCCACCGAACACTTAAACTATTGGACTAACCCTTAAGTTCCGGTAGAACCCGCCTGGAAGTCGCCATAGATGATCGCTTGCGGGCGACTCACAGCGAGCGCCAAGCGCTCTTCGGCGAGAATGGTGACCAAATTGCGCACGACGTTGTCCTGATCTTCCGTGGACAACAGAATCGAGGCTTCCTGACGGTCGAACACCGTCGCAGCCAGTTTCAGCGCGCCCACGAGGAAATCCCCGCGCTGCATGCTGAAGCATTCGGCAACCGGCAAGCCCCAGAGCATTCCCGGGCCCATCTGCAGCGGATTCGCCCAGATGTACCGGTGCTGGCTGTCCTTGGTGAGCTGAATATCAGCCCAGTCGCCGGGCGAGAGCGCGATTCCCGTCGACGGATAGAACGCGAGGGCAGCCTGCAGCATCGCCTTGCGGACCGTGTCGATCTTGGTGTCATTGGCCGCGAAGCCGCCGTTATACACGATCGCCTGAGCGGTGAGACCGTGGATATGCCCCGCAGCGCCGGAACCGTAGAGCAATTCCTGCTCTTCGGCGAACTTCAGGCCAAAGGTCGCCCGATTGTTGATCAAGGTTTCGAGCATTGGGAAATCCGCCAACGCCTGCTTGGACACGCGGAACCAATGGCCGATCGTCTCGACGGGAATGTTCTGCTGTACATAGCTGATCGTCGACTGCGGTTTCACATTGCCGTCCGATCCCTGGTAGCCGGCATTGTTGACGAACACGTTCTCCTGCACCCAGAAAATCGAGTTCGAATTGGTCGTCCCGACACCCAGCAGGTCGCGAACGGTCAGCGGCTGAAAGTTCGGAATGACCGCGCCCGGCAAGAATTGCGGGAAGATGCCAGCGCCGGCGGATCCGACCGTGCTCACGATGTTGGCGGCCGTAATGGCCTTGAGCCCAAAGCGGTTTTTCATCCGCACGTTCGCTTGCGTGCCGACGGCTTCCTGGGCGAATGCCTTGAAATCGTCCGATTCGATGACCATGCGGCCGACCGACTTCTGCTCCTGGCTCGTCGATTTGTCCGCCTTGACGGCGAGCTTTTGCTCGAGATCGAGCAAGCGCTGATCCGTGTCGGTCTTCTGCTTCGCGAGATCAGCGATGATCTTTGCGCCGGCCGTGTTCAAGTCCGCGACGGCCTGCTTCGTGCCGTCCTGGATCGACTTATATGTTTTCAGGTCATCTTCGGTCTTGGTGATGACCTCTTTGACCTTGTCGAAGTGCTTGGCGAGTTCGGCCGAGATCGCTTCTTTGAGAGCGGCGCTCGGCTTGGCCTCATCGCACAGTGCGACGTTGCCGTAATGGATATAGCTATCCTCTTCGAGGACATTACCGTCCCAGTCGAGAACACCACGCGTGATGATTTTGCGGCCAGATGGCTGCGCCAGCGCGGCGACGGCCGCGGCGATTAAACATTTCATGTTGGAACCTCATGACGAAAAGGAGAAGTTTTGTATTGCTGCCAATACCGAATCGACGTCGTTTTCAACATCGATCTGCTTCTTGTCTGCGTCACGCAGTTCAAGCAATTTCACAAAGCCACGTGTGGCGATCACGTGTGCATCGTCTCGACTACAGCTCAAAGCGTCACGCAGTGAGCTCTCGAATTCTTTGAGGGATGGAAGCTTGCCAGTCGCAAATAATGATTTCACGTCGGTGATCAAAGCTTCGACGTTTGCCGGGAACGTGACGAACGAGCCTTCCATAAGGCTCAAGCTCGTCAATCGATTGACCTGCGACTTACCGTCATACATTTCGCCGTCTGGATTGACCGTGTAGCCAATCGACATGCCGCGCACGACCTTGTTTTTGGCCAGCGCATAGGCCGTGCGAGCCTGCGGCACTTCATCGACCAGCAATATCCCTTCGCAATACAGTCCTTTGTCGTCGGGGACAAGCTTGGTGAACGGGCCAACGGGGTTGCAGCTGTCATGCTGCCAAAGGCAGGGCGGCAGGGCATCCTCTTCGGCCCACGCGCGCAGCGAATCATCGAATGCGCCTGGCATGACCACGTCGCGATAGGCATCGGTATTGCCGAAGACGCTCAGGTAACCAGAGAACTCGCCCGTCTTCTCAATTTCCTTGAGCTTGAAGGGAACCTGTCTCTGCTTTAGCTTCATATCGTTTCCGACATTTTGATAGCTCGCGACTATATGCGGTAAATCTCAAAATGCAAATGCAGGCTTGACTATTCTGTGATTTGCAGCCGCTTAAATTTCCTCGATCCAGTTTTTTGACCATCGCCGATCTGGAAGACGTTGCGGATTTCGGTACGGTCCCGCTCGTGCTCCATTGCGCCAAGAATTTGCGTCTTCAGTGCCGCGGCGACTTCCTGTGCGAAAGCTGCTCGCTCATTTTGGCGCGAGGCCATGCGCAATTCACGCTTTACCGACTTTTTCAGAGCCTTTTCTGCGGACGAAAGAGGCAACTGCGTATCGTCTTGGGGCTTTTCGACCGGCTTGAGCGGCTTGTCGGTAGCCGCCGGCGCCTGCCCGAGCTTCTCGATGGGCACCAAATTCGACTGCACGGTGAGCGCATCGCCGCCCGCTTTGGGCGCCAAATCCTCTTTTGCACGGATTTCGTTGCGGCTCATGATGCCGTTTTGCGCGTAGGTCGAGTACAGCGCGGCGCGCGCGGTCGAATCGGCGCCCATCAGGTCATCCGTATCGATGGTGAGGTAAACGGTGGTGCGGTCGGACGGTTTCAGCAGCGAGAACTGCACGGACTGCTCGAGCTTGCGCACATAGGGCCGCAGGGTGAGCGAGACAAAGCCGATCAGCAGCTGCTCGACGCCCGTGCCCCAGGTCGTCACCCCCGGCGCGCCGTGGCCGATCAATACCGGCGGCACGCCGAACCAGCGGCACACATCCTCGACGGAAAACTGGCGCGAGGCGAGCAATTGCGCGTCCTGCGGGCTCATGCTGATGGGTTCAAACCCCATGCCGGCTTCGCCGACCATAAATCCGGCCGCTTGCGGGCCACCGGTGCGGAATTCCACCAAAGATGCCTTAATTTCCTTGCGCTGCTCGGGGTTGAGCGTCTTCGTATTGGTGATCAGGCCGCCGATTCGCATGCCGTTTCTGAACGTATCGCCCGTTGCCTTCTCCGCTGCTTGAGCGATTCCCATCGAATTTCGGCCGTATTGGATGCGGGATAAGCCTGTGATGCCGTCCAAAGTCCGGTCTTTGATGTGAAAAATTTGCGCCTGGGAGTAATCCTCAAGCGGTTCTGAGGCAAATCCTGGCTGGTATCGGTAGCGCAGTTCGCCCGATGGCAGTTTGTAGGGTGTCATCCACTGTGACAGCAGCGGCTGCAGCGAAATCACATCGCTTTTGCCGTTGAGCGTCTTCTCTGCGTACCCGGATCCCCACAAGAGCTCACTGGCAACGAGGTACTGCCAGAATTCCGCGGACGGCATGTACGTGTTTGGTCGCTGGCCCAGCACCGTGTAGAGCGGATTCTCGAACGCCGGAGCGCCGTAGGAATTATGCCCGTCGCGCTGATTTAAGATAAACGGCAGCGTCGAAATGGTATCTGCTATGAGCCAGGTGCACGCCCACGCAGCGCTGACGGCGAGCATCGATCCGGGGCTAATGTCCTGACCAGATTGGCTGCCGACGACGTTGATGGGTGGCGCCGCCTGGCCGCCGACGGCGCCAGGGTAAAACCCGCGCTGAATGGTGCCGGCGCTGAAATCGAAAAGCCCGCGATAGATTTCCGCCGCTTTCGCGCGAAGGCCGGCAGGCCTCACGCAATCACCAGTTTGTAGTCAGGCTCGTTCGGCTGCTCGAGCGCGGCGCACCCGAAGGCCATAAAGAGCGCGCAGGCGCCGTCGATTTTGTCAGGGCTGCGCTGCTTGTTGGGTTTGATATTCATGTTGGAATCGTAGCTCGGGACGACGTTCGCCATGTGCCAGGTAAGGACCGGATTGCCGCCATGTCTCAATCTCCCGTTAAGGTACTCGGCCTCACACAGCTTCATAGCCGGGTTGTAACTTCGTCCTCCCTGAATGAATTGCATCAGTCCGTGAGGGTCATCGGCGGTCGCCGCGGGCACGCCCTCGTCGATGAGTTCGTTGATGAACTGGGTACAATTCCACGGATCATAGGCGATGATCGTCGGGTTAAAACGCCGAATATCGACGAGCACGTCACGTTTGATAACCGAATAATCATTCGAAGCCCCGTCGCACATCGTGACCAAACCGGCCTGAACCCAGCCGGCATAGTTGACTGATTTGCGTTCGGTCCTTTGGGCTACGGCACCTTCGGGGACCCAAAAGCGGCCCCAAGTGTAGAACGTATCGTCGATTTTCCACAACAGCCGCCACGCCGCCATGTCGGTGTTCGACGCCCCGTCCCAGCCAGCCCAGCACTGATGCCCATCCATTTCCTCAAGCGTGAAGCCGCCGGAACAGGCACGCCACTTGGTCAAATTCGTCCAGCCGAGAGCGGCCGAGGCGCGGCGATTCAAGCGTTTGATGCGAAATTCGGCGAGTGCGCCCGGCATCGACTGCGCCTCGATCGCGAGCTTGCGAATCTCGATCATCAGCATGGGATTGACGTCCCAGAGCGGATTCGCCTTCTTCCAGCAATCCTCATCGAAATCCCCATCCTCATCATCGACCGCGAAGTACAGCGCGAGGAAATGGTCCGCCTGGACCGTGCCCTCGAGCACCGACATGCACATTTGACGAATCTCAGACCACGGACCGGGCGATTCGTACCCTTCGGTCGTCGTGTACAGAAACAGCGGCGACTTGCGCGCGCCGGCGGCGGAGCGCAGCACGTTCAGGAGATCGTGCGTCTTGTGCGCGTGGATCTCATCAAGCGAAACATGCGAGGGATTCAGTCCATCCTGCGTCGAGGCCTTTGAATTGATCGGCTTGAACTGACCGCCGATTTCGTAGCGCGGAATGTTGGAGGCGAAGACTTCCAAATCGAATTCGCTGCGCAGATCCTCCGTCAATTCGACCATCCGGCGCGCGACGTTGAAAATGATTCGCGCCTGGCTGCCCGTGGTCGCGGCGGATACGACCTGCGCGCCCTGCTCGTCCTCCATGCAATAGGCGCCGAGCAAGATACCGGCGGCAGTCGTCGACTTAGCATTCTTGCGAGCTTCCGCCAGCACAGCCGTGGTGAATCGACGTGTTCCATCGAGGGAGCGAAAGCCAAACAGCTGCACGATAAAAAACACTTGGGATGGATGCAGCACGATATTCGGCGTCGCCCAAACGCCCTCGACGTGCGGCAATCCTTCGATGAAGCCGCACATCGCATTGGCCCATTCTGGCGAGAAGTAAAACCGTGGGCGCCGGGCTCGCGCGTGTTTGAGATCGGAGATGAATCGCTTCGCCGCAAGCCTGATCCACTTGCCGTGCGTGCGTCGTTTCTTATCTTCGATCGCGGTTTCTGCATACGCGATCGCCACGGCCACGAAATCGTCAGCGCTTTTCCTAGAGCTTGAGCGCCTTGAGCTTGGCGAACGTGCTGGAGCTGCGGCCTTTGGCACTGGGCGCCTTTACCCGGCCGCGCGCGACCGGTGACAGGCCAATGCGATCACCGATTTTGCCGAGCCGATCGCCGGCGGCCTTCATTTCGTACCAGAACGGCGAAACCATCGGCGTGTGCTTTTTCGGCGCCTTCACGACGACACCAAACTCGGCGACCTGCTGCGCGCAGTCGTTGTAGGCCGCGGCCGTCATGCAGTAATCGATGATCAATTGGCGGTCGAGTTCCACCAGCATCCCGCGCGGCGCCGAGCGCTGCAGGTGGTCCCACATCAGCCGGTGTTCCGGCTTGAACCATGCTGGCGGTCCGCCCAATTCGCCATCGATCATGATCTGCGGCGCGATCTCCGCGGCGGAGCCGTGATGCGTACGACCATCGATCAATCGAAGGTGAGCTGGTTTCGGTTTGCGGCCTCTCATGCGCAATGAAAATACATGATTTCGCCGAATACGTCGCGAATTCCATCACGTTGCGCCCCCTCCCCCGCTGCCAAAAAAGGCAAACGCTGGAAAACGGGCTCACTTTTTATTGTCCAGGACGCGCTCTAGGATAAATATCGCTAACACTTTGACCCCACCCTGGGCCGGCTGCCACCCGCCCTCTGCGCATTCATTCGCAATCGCGTGTGCCGGTCATGACAATGCTTGTTCATCGACTGAAGGTTGCTCCACTCGAGACGCAGGTCGGGTCTGTCGCGGATGTCTTGAATGTGGTTGACCACGTTGGCTGCAGTCACACGTAATCGACCCTCATCGCAGTCGATGCACTGGCACAACGGATGTTCGGCAAGGAAGGCAAGCCGCAACTGCTGCCAATCGTAATCGTATCCGTGCTGGTTGCTGCTGCGGGGCAGCGCTGCTGTCGCGCGCCCTCGCAGTGGT